ACGGATTTACCGGTCATGGTGTGTGGCTCAGCATAGACGCTGGCATCACCAACTTCTTTGCCGCCGATCTTTTTGCTGAATTTAGCCATGATCAACCTTTCCGACCAGATGACTTCTGGTTTGCTACTTTAGCCAAACCACGGCCCATCTTGAGCATGTCAGCGTTGGTCTTGCCGCCCGCACGCATTTTGGTCGGCTTTTGGCCGGGGTGCATATTTGCTTCGTGCTTTCGTACTGCTTTCTTTGCGTCCATTTTTCACTCCTTAAGTTGTTACAGGAAATTTATTTGCTTTTCTGCGGTTGTCCCATGCGGGAATTACTTGTAGATTATGCGGGACGTGAAGCCCAGAAACAAGCGCTCCGTGCAACGGTACTATGTGGTCTACATGCCACGAAAAACCTAACATTTTTGTGCGCTGCACTGCCAAGGCATGCGCCTCTTCCATGATCCAAAAGTCATCTACAGTCAGCCAAGACGGAGTGCGTTTTACTTTGGCGGCTCGGTGTTTACTTGCATGCGCTCGTAACTGGGGGCGATGTGTGTCGGCGTAATTTTTGTCGCAATTTTTTCTGGTTTCTGGGTTGGCAGTCCAAAATGCGTTTATACGGGCTTTCTCGCGTGCTCGGTACGCCTCATTTTGCGCCTGCTTGTGATACTTAGCTTTCATACTCTCCTTATGGCAAACTTTACACCACCAAAATAACCCGTCTTTTGCTGTAGGCTTTTTGTAAAAATCAGTTTTTGGTTTTTCTAGTTTACAGCAATTACAGGTTTTCATGCTACCCCCACCACAACTGTACCAATTTGTACGCCTAAAGCCAATAGATTTGGCGTCAGCGCATCATCAAAAAACCTAGATCCACCCACTGGGTACCAGCCCCATTGTATGTTTCTACTTCCCTCACCTTGGTATCCATCTGCCAACAACCCAGAAGCCACGTAGCTACGGTCTGGTCTAGGATTCCTTAAAGCCTGCGGATCGTCTACCGGAAACTCACCAAGGTGTAACTGTGGATGATCTGGATCCCAGCATTCGGGACACACCAACAGATCATAATTTTTACCCTTAATAATTTCCTTCTTTAAAGTTTTTAGAAGAAAACGCTGCCCACAGCGATCACATTCTGCAATTGCAATTTTGCCACTGGCAAAAGGACTACCCATTACATGCCCCCAATGAACTGCTGCCGGGGCACCAATCTTAAAGCTGCTCTCTCGCTGTCTTCACTTGCGGCCAATTGCCAAGCTTCATCGTACTGCGCTTTTAGCATAGGCATGCGCTCAAAACCCGACTGGATCTTGCCAGCGATGTAATAAGCTAAACCTGCCGCCATGCAGGGGATAAACCGGAATGGAACATCCATTACGTTAACACCCCCACCAGCGTCCTGTGTGCGGCGTAGACGCCAATAAATTAATTGGTAGGGCTGAGAGCCATCCGGTGTCGGCCAGACGGTTACAGCGGGCAGCTGCTGCCAGTAAACCGATGTTGCCGTCAAGTGTGTTGCAGCGGTCGTGTCTTGCTGACCCCGGAAGCAGTTATTAAGGGTATTCCCTGATATGTAGCCATAGTTGATGACTTCATTGTCAATCTTTATAAACCCAGCCGCAGGTAGGCCAAGGGTGGAGCTAAGCGTGATAGTGGTTGCGGTAGCGGTCAGTGCACCATTAAGAGTGATTACCGTTGGAGATGTTTGCCCATTGAAACGCTGTATCCAAATTTGAATTGGGCGGGCTTGTTGGATCTTGTTGGGAATCGTGGCATAGGTTGACACGCTGATCCGGGTGATTGACAAGTCTGCCTGTGTAGCCGCTGCGTTCCCGCCAGTGCGGATGACATGCTCCAACAAGTCAATGGTGTCTGTCGGTAGGGCGTATGTGTTCTGACCTTGCACCAAATTAATGGTGCCAGTATCGATAGTCCACATGTTAATGCCGCGATTAGCCCAGTCGGCAAACATGATGTTTAAGCTGCGTCGCGCGGTACGAAGGTCGTAACCTGTACGCAACTCTCCACCGGCGCGTTCAAACGCCTCTTCAACCAAATCAGTTAGGTCAAGGTTAAACGAGGAAGAGCCGGAAGTGTTTGCCATATTAAGTCATCTTTCCACGGGTTTTACCACGTTGAGCTATACCATCGGCACGGCTGGAAGCTGTAACTTTACCGCCTTTTGCTTTTTTTTCAACCATACCTTTAGGTAGCGGAGCCTCGTCTTGAACGGTGTAATCTCTTTCGCCCCTTTTAATAGCTTCGCGTTCAGCTGCGATAGATCGGCTGAGTCCCTTCCCTTTAGCTTCGTATTCTTTGGGCCCGGGGTATGAAATACCAGACTGATTTAGAAACGGAACTAAATTCATTGCACCTGTTGCATATGCCTTCAATTTTGTTGAAGTTTTGCCGTGTTCTTTTTCATCGTCCTCTAGCTTGCGCAAATCACTGATATCAGTTGCTTTACCCATTATCGAAACCCCGCTGTTTTTTTTGCAATCGTTTTGGGTTGAGCTACAAACTGTTTCCCGGCGGCTTTCCCGGCTCGCTTGGCTTTTGTCGTTGCAGCGTACTCCGAAGAGCTAAGAGATTGTATGGCTTTCTCAGGCAAGTACCGCTCCCCCGTCTTGGAAGACGGTTTACCAGACTTGGTGCGCCATTTTTGGTCGCCCCAGTCTTTAAGGGATTTTTGCGGTGCCTTCATATCAGTCTTTGTATCCGCCGCCAGCAGCCTTGTAGCGTTTAGCCATCAATTGACTTTTTCTGGCTGACCACTGACCTGCGCCTGTACCTTGAACTGCGGAAGCTTTAATGCTGTTGAAAATACGTTTACGGAGCTCAGGCTTTGTGTAGTTACCAGCTTCATTGACCTTGCCGCCTTCAGCCATTTGGACGGCTTTAGATTTGGGCACTTTCTTAGGGTTTATGGCCCCCATGCCACGGCTGGGCATCATGGTTACACCATCCGGCCTTTTGTGTGGCCCTTAGAGATGCAGCCATCCGCACGAGTAACACCACCAGACTTAAAGCGCTTACCCATTTCGGTTCGAGTAGTAGGCGCTTTCTCCGCTGCTTTTTCAGCTTTGCGGTCAGCCATGATCTGCTTCATGTCATCGGTAGGTGGCGCATCAGTGCCACTAGAACGAGCTTCTTCTCTGGCTTTTTTTGCCCGAGCTTCTGCGTCAATTACTGCTTGCTTTGTATCATCCATGATTAGCACATCCTTCCGCGAGTTTTGCCTTTGGTAGCGATACCATCAGCACGTTTAGAAGCTGACACAACGCCGCCTTGAGCCTTAGAGACCGGAGGTTTGTTGCGGTTTGCCATTTGCTCCATGTTCAAAATTGCTTGTTTTTGGCGTTGATCAACTAAAGCCTTTGCAGCAAACTCCTCACGGAGTTGCGCTAACTTTTGTTTAATTTCTTCAGACGGCTGCGCCATAGCTACATCATCTTCCCACGAGTTTTACCACGTTGGGCAATACCGTCGCCGCGTTTAGAGGCCGAAGCGGTCATACCACCGTTTTTGTATCCTTCTTCCTTGAGGCCTCGGCGCTCACCTCGGAGACCTGCCGCACGTTGTTTCATGCCAGCTTGTTCTGATAAATAAGCATCGGCATCCGTGAGCTTGTCGCCTATGTACTGTCCGGCTCTTTTTACATACGCGGCTGGAGTTCCGAGGACACCACTCAATCCACTGGCTTCTTCCTGACGTTCCCGACCTTTTTTACGGCCATAGTCACGTCCTTCTTCTTCTGCTCTTTTGCTTCTTTCGGAAAGTATGGAATCTATGGAATCTGAATCAGACTCTGTAGATTTTGGTGCAACTTTTTTGGTCGCCATCGATGGCCTTTTCATTCCCGGTAATCCACCGCTTCTTGGCATTCCAGATCCATCGCTTGGAGATCCATAACGCGGCTCACTTGGCATTTGACTTATTTCTTCAGTGTCCATGCCACCAGCAGCAAATTTGCGTTTTTTCATGATATTTCCTTAGCAGGCTCTGCCGCCAGATTTCATCTTAATCATTGTGCCTTGGGTCTTACCCTTGACAGCAACACCATCGGGCTTAGAGTTTGTTTTAACAGAGCCCATCTTGGTCATGCCGCCGCTTTTCATGCCCATTTCGGACTTCTCGTGTTTGATCATGGATTTAGGAGCACCAGCTTTTTTCATGAAGCCGATTTCTTTTTTTACCATTGCTTTGGATTCTTTCATATCACCACCTTTTGAAAAAAGTTCACTCTTACCTTGATTTGTATCAGGCCTGTTTACCACTTGGGAATCTGCGCGAGTTTTGGAACTTCCAAATTTCGCGCCCTTACTTGCCTTACTGAAATCTTTGGCTACGGATACAGGAACACCAACCTTCTTGGCAAACGCCGGGTTGTGTGCTGCGGCATCCATAAACCGCTTTTGCTTGTTACTTGTCGCTGGCATCATTTCCCCGCTTGAATAAGCTGATCAATCTTTGCTTCAAGCTTGTTAAAGCGCTGGTCAATGTGGTCAGTAATTCGCTGAACTTCTGCTTGAGTAACTGTATCACGGGCAATCTCCTCGCGGGTTATGTTTAAAAGACGCTCAACACGCTTGGTATCTTCACCAATTTCTTTCATTTGAGCAAACTTTTCTTTGACAAATAGACCAAAAATCCCCATCAAAACAGAGAGGACTGCTGACCAAATTGTGCTTAGTTCCATATCAACATTTCCATCTTGCTAGCGAAGCAGCCTTACGAGTAGGCTGACCCTTTTCATCTTTCATTGGCCCCGGCATACCAGACATACGGGCACAGAATGACTTCTTGCGTGCACCGCCTTGTGGCTGTGGCGCTTTAAGATTTGACCCTGTAGCCGCGTTGTACTTGGCACGGCCTTTGGCGGTCAACCCAGCCCCTTTAGAGACCGGCAGCTTTTCGCCGCGACCTACTGCAAGGGATGGGGTTTTCTTAGCCATAAAACACCGTGATATGTGTGTTGGCTCCCAAGAAAAGGCGTATGCCGTGATGGGCAAGAATACCTTCGCCGGGAATCGTCACACTGTATCCAGTTTGATTTGATGCGTCCAATTGCAGCAGCACGTCGTTGTATACGGTGACATTTCCGCTGGCCGCACCCGAATTCGCAACAGTGACAGTAAACGTATTTGCAGTGGCGGCTGTTTGGACTTGGTACGGGTTATCCGTCAAATCCCAGTCCAGATAAACCCAATCGCCAGCCCTTAAACCATGATTAGCCGCTGTAATTGTCGCCGTAGTAGTGGCTCTTGCGTAAGTTCCGCTGATACTGATGTTATCAACCAAAACGGTGTACTCTGTAGCACCAGAAAACGGAAAAACAACCGCGCCTTTAAGGCGAGTACGGTACGGAACCATCAAGCCGGAAACTCCGCCGTGCTGTGATTTAACGTCGTATTGCATTGCCATAATCAATCTCCTTTAAAAACGGGGCCGAAGCCCCTTGAGTTGATTAAGAGTCTGCAAACGGTGTAGCGACAGTGCCGGATCCAATAACATTTCCAGTCACCATGTACTTGTCAGCAGCAATCGCCACAATCTGAACCCATGTACCAGCAACGCCGCCGGTAGTTGTACCGTTCAAGTTGATGAAGTCATTGGAAGAGCCGTTAGCAGAGAAAGCAACCACAGCACCAGATGTGTCTGAATCAATAGACATTACAGCGCCGACGTACAAGTCACCAGAAGCGGCGGTAACACCGATTTTCAACGAGCTAGTGGAGATAGTTGTAGGCACCCAGATGGTGTAGACAACGCCTTCGTTGTTGATTGTGTTGGGATCTTGGCCGGGGCCAGACGTGGTCGGGTTGGTCGAAACATTGATTGCGGGGAGCGTCAATGTGAGTGCAGCGGCCAAAGAGCCACCGACAGAAATGATGCGGCCACCGTGAGCTTCGGGGCTTAGTGTGGTGCTGGTTGTAATTTCAACAACAGCGGCTGGGCCTTGTTGATAGATACCGCCCAATGAACGAACTGGGCCTTGAAACGTAGTGCGTGCCATAATTTTTCCTTACATGCAAGTTGGGTGTATCTATCTGCATGTCGTCAGCCGGAACTGTTAGATACACCGGAAAGTCCGGATTAGCTGCAATATATCACTTTATTTGGGTGTGTGCAACAAATAAAAAGGGCCCCCGAAGGAGCCCTCTTTAATAAGCCCGAGGGCTTAGGTCGAACCGGACGAACCGAACATACCCAATGGATCAGACCAGCCGAAGCTGTAACGCTCACGAGACTTGTAACGGACGTTACCTGTATCGAAGTCACCATCCATGTTGGTGCTCAACGGTGTACGCACAAAGTGCTTCAATCCGTTAGGCACGTCCGTGCAGATGAACCAAGCGTTGGTGTCAGTCAAATAGTTGTTGACGGTGTAACCCCCGGGGATTGAACCGTTGTTATTCAACGCATTGATGTCGTTGTCAGCAGTGCCAGTACGGAGGCTGGTTTCCAATAAGCGAGTAGCAACGAATTGCAACGCAGGTGGAACAATCAACTTCCGTGGCTTTGCAGCAATCAACAGACCACGCTCATCCGTCCAAGCGGCGATCTGAATAACAGAGGCTTCCAAAGAAGTCTCGTTCAAATCAACTTGGGTCGAAGGAGTGTTGGAGTTGACACCACCGCCTACGGTTGGGTGCGAAGTGCTAAACAAAGGAACGCCATCACCGCCGTAATAAGCGGAAGAGTTGGTGAAACCATTGTTCAGAACAGCCGCAGCCTTGGTCTGCTTGGTATACGCCATAGCGCGAGCCAGCGACTTGGTGTAGCGTGCAGACAAGCTGTCATACAGATTGTCTTCAATCGCTTCTTCAGTAATACTGAAGCCAAGGGCGATGGTTTCGTGCGTGTAGCGAGTAGAGAAAGCTTCCTGCGCGTTGTCATAAGCGATGGCAGAGCCCTCGTTCTTGACAGGTGCAGCACCAAAGCCGGATAGCTTGGTTTCTTCCTCAAAGGAACGCTCAGAGGTTTCAGTCTCGTAGATTTCCTTGTGTTGCTCGCCGTAACGGGCGTACTCCATACCGAACAAAGCGTTCAGACCGGGGAGAAGTTCTTTAAGTAGTTGTGCGCGTGAAATAGCCATGATTTAGCTCCTTACAGACCGACGTTGTTTAAATACGAGTGGGCACTGGGGTTGAACTTAACCAACACATCAGTGAACGCGTCGCCGATTGCCGAGAAGCCTTGAACCTCAACAAAGCCCACAATACGGAAAGCCGCAGCAGTGGTTTGCACTGTAGCGTCCAAAGCGCTGGTTGAGTTACCAGTTGTAGTGGAACCTGTGCTGGTGCTTTGTACAGCGGCAAAGAAGGTGTTAGTGCCCAAAACTGTTTGAGCTCCAGAACCATCTAGCTGTGCTTGGAACGCAACGCTTGGGTCAGTAATAACCTTAGCTGTTACCACACCGGTTGTGCCGGAGGGGTAGTACTGAGAGTTAATCACTTGACCTTGTGCATTGACGTACTGGCAACCGACGAAAACGCCGATTGCACCGATGCCACTGCCGCCAAGGTTGTTGGTCGTAATGTCTGCACCAGTGGCGGTAGAGATAGCTAAATAGCCGTCCGCGCCAATAATGACCACCTGACCATAGAAAATATTGGTGGCTTCGCCAGCAGGGTCAATCAGAAAAGTCTGAGTTGCACCAGCATAAGGCATGCCATCAATACGGTTAATGGGACGTAGCCCATAGGGAGAAGCTGTAGCTGCCATTTAATGACTCCTAAAATTTATGTACCAGAACCGAAAGTGACTTTCGATTTTTTATCGACAATCATCGACATATTAGATCGAGCGTCCCTCTCGCGGAGGAAAGTGTTGTCCACTGACTCCATCTGCATTTTGTTTTTGTCATCGTAGTATTTCATACGCTGTTCCAACAATTCAGACGGGATGCGGCAGAGCAACAAACCACCCACTTCGATGTTTCCTTTGAAACGACCTTCAGTGGAAGCGTGCATCATGAGCTCCGGATAATCCTCTGCTTTGCAGGGCTCGTATCCTTCGCGTAACTTGGATGAGATATTTCCGGGATCAGCTACACCTAATGTTGAGATACGCACCCAACGAGGTGTCCAACCGGGCCGAGGGTTTGGTGATGGCAAAGTTTCGGGTGCACGCCAAACCATAGGGCGTTGCTCTGTTTCTCTGCTTTCAACCTCACGACTTTTACGATTTTGCTGTTCCATTATTCATTCCTTCCAAGTAAAGCAACCTGTTTTGCATACTGCTCTGGGGTAATCCCAAGTTTACGAGCTAACGAAACTTGAGACGCCTTTAGCTTAATGCGACTGGGCGGAGTGCTACGTGCTGCCGAAGCAACAACATTAGCAGGTTTTGAGGCACGGTGTGGAGGTGTTTCCTCTTCAACCGGTTCTGACTGATTTTGGGAAGGATCGTCATCATCCTCATAGCTCCCGAAATTCTCGGGGAATCTTTTACGCATGACTTTGTCGATTGTTTTGAAATAATCGTCTGTGCCAATATAGTCAGCACCATATTGCTTTTGCAGTTTTTTGTCAAGGCCCATTGCAGACATAGTCATTTCTTCGTCAACGCCGAACCATTCGGAGTTTTCGGAAATCCATGCCTGCGTCTTTGGGGCAACCTTATTTGGTTGTCGAGCTGGCGGGGGATCGTCATCCGAGGATTCAATTGGTCTCATGGACTGAGCCCGCTCTATTTTCATAGTTGCTTTAGTAACCTCTTCTTGAGACGTTACCATGCCATCTGAATCGCCTGCTTCAAAGGCTTCTTTCATTCGTTTCTTGGCGTTATCAAGTTCCATCTGAGCAGAGCTTTTGTTCTGCTCAATAAATACTTCGCTGCCCGACTTCAGTTGTTCCTTGAGTTTTTTATTCTCACTGTAAACCTGTTGGGCAAACTCTTCTGCGGCTGATCTTTCGCGTTCCGCAGCTTCTTTGGCTCGGCGTTCATCGTGGTATCCACGCGTGAACTTTTTCAACCTAGCCTGAACCTTTTCGTCGTAAGAGGTTAACTCGTCATCGGTTAAGTCTTCGGGTGGTGGAGCAGCCTTTCGGTTGCGATCCTTTGCTGGAGTATCGTCTTCAATCTCCACTTCAAATGCCTCTTTGGCGGCATCTTGTTTGTCTTCAGATAAATCGTCACCAATATGTTTTGGTAATGGCATTTTTTTCTCCTTATGATGCACGAGAAATAGCTCTCGGGTCTTCCACAACTGCTTCAACCGAATCATCATTGATGAGGCGGAATTCACGGCCATGAATCTTCAAGCGGGTGCCTGAATTGGGTCGGACGATGACGAAGTCACCTTCCTTGCACGACGGCCCACTAGGGAACCGGGTTGGATCTTTGTAGCAGTCAGGCCCAAGCTTGACGACAAATAACACTGGGGTCAGAACTTCTTCATAGTAGATAGTCTTGCTAGATTTAATTAGCGAGCTGTCTTCAAACTCTTCAGACGCATCAGGTACGACGCAGAGCACCATGAATCTTTTTGGGTCTGGCAACTGCTTGGCTTTTTGTTCAGATGTGGTATTCAAAATACCAGACAAATCTACCGCAGCGACATCAAAATCAGTCGTCATTATTTATCCTTTGCACAAGGTCTTTACAGATAATGTCAGCGTGGTTGAGACCAAGGATAACGCCACAGACATGTTGGTATTCGGAATAATCCTTTGCACGACCAGAGCTAATAAATTCCTCTCGATCCTGCCGCATTTTTCCAATTTCCTTTTGCACAAGCAGTAAAGCTTGGTATTCACTTGTCATTTAGTTCCTTCCGGGGATTCTGGGGCGATTCATCATTGCTTTATTTTTTGCAATGTCTGCCCCGATTCGCAGACCTTCAAGTTCTTGCTGGCGTTCCAGTTTGTCCTTGTTGGCTGCGGCTGTTGCTGCCACTTGCATGGCGGCAATTTCTTTCTGAGATTCAATCCTTGCTTCTTCAATGCGAAGCTGGTCAGCTTTAGATGCGGCGTCGATCTGCATCTTCTGCTGTTTAAGTTGAAGCTCACCCTGTTTAATTTGCAGTTCTTGCTGTTGCATTTGTACAACAGGATCTTGCATTTGTTGCTGAGCGGACTGCTGTTGGGCTTCAGCGGT